TTTATAAATCCTAAAAAAGAACAAAAAGATGGCGGTATATCGGATGCCATTTCAGATCATTTTATGGAAAATTACAAAGGTCGGTTAAAGAAATTTATAAAGGAGCAAAAAAATGAGACTACTATTACTTAGTGCGATTGTAATGTTATCAAGCTGTACTTCTGTGCAGCAGGTTATAGACAACCAAGAAGTATATTGCAGTTCTTTTTACAAAGGAGTACGTGCTGTCGGTCGTAGTGCGTTAAGCGCAACCACTGGAGTTGTTGTACCTGATGTGTGCGATACCATCGAAGATATAGTAGCCGAGCAAGTAACTCCATCAGATGAGGTTGGCGCGTGAAGTTAGGAAGCTTGCTTAAATCGCTTTCTCCTCATATTGCTAGTGCGGCAGGAGGGCCACTTGCTGGAATGGCTGTAAAGATAGCTGCCTCCAAACTAGGGATGCCTAGTACAGCAACTGCAAACGAGATTGAAGATTTAATTGAACGAGAGCCTGACAAAGCTGTTCTTCTGAAACAGGCTGATTCTGAGTTTAAAAACCGTCTTAAAGAGATGGAGATTGACTTAGAGTCCTTTAAGACAGAGGTCGAAGATCGAAAAGATGCAAGAGCAGCCTTTGCTACAGACTTAACGCCTAAACTTTTTTCCGTGTTGACCCTAATTTTATATGGTGCTTTTGTTCTTATGGTGACCATGCTTCCTCACGATCAAAATGATGAGACAATTATTAGTTTGGTTTTAGGTCAGTTAAGCGGAATATTAGGCACGGCAGCGGCATTCTATTATGGCGGCTCAAATGGAAAAAAATAAAATGATAAAATTATTAGAACAACTTAAAAGACATGAGGGTTTTGAAAGTCACGTTTATGACGATAGTGGTAAAGACATAGAAAACCATGGAAAGCTAACGATAGGAATAGGACGCAATGTCGATCCAAGAGGCGGCTTAGGCATAAGCGAAGAAGAGGCTATGTATCTCCTTGAAGCTGATGTCCTGCGCTGCATAAAGGAATTAAGCGGAGAGTATCCGTGGTTCGGACAGCTTGATGAGGTCAGGCAAGAATCTGTCATAAATATCTTCTTTAATCTTGGCAGTACAAAATTCCGATTGTTTCGTAAGGCAATTCAGTGCCTCGAAGGTGGAGACACGAAAGGAGCTGCAATTGAGTTTCTGGATTCTAAGTGGAGCCGACAGGTAGGCAATCGAAGCTTTGAACTTGCAGAACAATTAACTACTGGACGATATGCTGAATGAAACAACTTTTTATATATAAATTTAATATGGAGAGGTGTATTGATGGAGATTCTGTTATTGGTTCTGCTGAGTGCGGCTTTGACGTTAATGTACGGATTTCTGTACGCCTTAATGGTTGTGATACTCCCGAATCCAGAGGAGGAACTAAGGAAACCAAAGCACACGCAAAACTTGCGTCCGAATACACAAAAAAGTTTTTTACAGAGAACGGTCCGTTTTTTCTTGAGTCCCAAAAATTAGATAAATTTGGAAGGTCTTTAGGAAGAATTTACAACTGTAAAGATGAATGTCTAAATGATTTATTAATCAAAAACTATCTTGCAGTTGCTTATCATGGTCAAAACAAAAAAGAAGTTAAGGAAGCGCACGAAGCAAATAGAAAAATGTTAATGTAAAACAGAATGATAAGTTTTAGTTTCTTTCATGTAATCGAAAAATTTATTGCTAATTTCATCAGTAGAAAAAACAAATTCTTCAAGGTTTGATAAGTTCCAAGCAAGAGTGGCTATATAACTAAAATCATTTTCTGAAAAATTCTTTTCAGCACTCTCAATCCAGTCATCAATCTCTTCTTGACTTTTAGATACAAAAATTACTGGTTTCATTTTAATGCCTCCAACAGTAGTGGCAGACGATATACACTAGTAAGATATCGGTATTTTAAAATTCTAGCAGCTTCTTTGATTCTTCTGACACTTATTTTTTCTCCAGCTTTATAGTCTTGACCGCAGTCAGTTTCCCAAAACCAAAATTTAGCACAACAACCCATAACATAAACTAAATTATCTGTTAAACAAACTGAAGCAAAAACATAAGCATCACATTTTTGATTTCTAAGATAATCTGTAAGCATTGCACTGTTATTACCTCCAACACGAGGAAATCGAGAGTTACTGCTTTTTACGTCTATTTTTATGTTTTCGGCTAAAAAATCGTAATCATAAGTGTTTTCAACAGTATGAGTTATATTTAACCCATTTAAAACCTGAGAAACTGCTAACTCGCCAAGAATGCCTGTAGCAAAAGAATTTTTATTGACTGAACGTCCATTCAAACTATCAGGTCCATTATCAGCAATCTCATGCCATAAATTAGGTATTTCAATTATTACTGGTGTCATAAGTCGGCCAAGGAACGTGAATTCCCATTTTGTCACCAAAATGTCTGTTGAGCGTTTCAAATACTTTTATGTATTCAACCTTATGTGCTTTAGACGTAGAGTCCTTACCTGTCATAGCTTCTTGTACAGGTTTCCATAAATGCTCTTTTACGCCTGACATAGTCCAATCAATAGATGCTTTATGTTCTAAAACCTTCTCCATGCCGTAACCAGCAGCGTTCAATTCATCAGCCATAAGCTGACACCAAACGTGGAGCGCGGAGTTTTGTTTTAAGCTACGCTGCTTACCAGTGGCCCATTTTATTACTATGTACTTATCTTTCGCGTACAAAGCATCTATATGGTCCTTGAACTGTTTCATTGTGTGTTCGCTGTTTACAACCCAGTGTTGACCTTCGTTAATTTGCATATTAAATATATCCCACAAAATTGATTCGCTCATTGTTACCAAGTTCTCTTTGTTCTTGAATAAGTTTGAATTGTTCTCGATAGTGTTTGGCAACGTCTTTAAGGTTTTTTTTGTAATCTTTAGCTAACCCAATGTTTTCACGTTTTTCTTGCAAAATATCAATAGCTTGTTTACCTAATGTTTCTGTGGCCCAGCGGTGAAAATCTTCAGGATTACTGCCTAGTTTTTGGTGACAACTAAAGCAATGAGCAAACGCATTCATTGGATCATATCGTACAGCGTAAGCTCGCCTGCCATAATAGTGGCTGCAGTGCAATCCTTGACTGTTCTCTTCATACTGTTTTCCACAACACTCGCAAGTCCAATTAGTTCTGGCTCTTACGCATTTGCTAAAATATTTATCCGCTGGACTTATTTTCATGCAAAAACCTTCAAAATCAAATATTGATTATTATTTTTGTCGGCATATTGCTTAACTTTGTAATCAAATTTTTTTAATCTGCAATAAGCAAAAATTGCATAATATTGCCTTCGCATATCATCATAATTGTCAAAGGTCAAAGCCTCATCAAAATCCATTTCAAGAAAACTTTGAATAAAAGCATTCCGAGGCTGCTTAACAACCTCAGAATTTATTTTTATTACTTTAGGTTGCGGTCTCAAAACGGAATATCCTCAAATGTCGATTCTGATTTTTCTTGAACCTGCTCTGGCTGATTGACAGGCTTAGACCATTTAACCGAGAGATATGGCTTACCACCATCGTCAGGTACATTTTTCCAGCCTGTAAGAGTTATCTTGCCGTTATCGTCTAGCGTCACCTTACCGTTATCAAAGTCAGACAGAAGCGATTTTAAGCGGTCTACGTCTAGTTTAGCGTAGTATCCATCATCAAATTTACTTGGCGATAGATTTAAAAGTAAAGAATATCGGTTGGCCATTTAATATCTCCGTTTGTGATTTTACATAAGTGTCGGCTTCGATCAGGATTGGCAAAGCCTTTTCCAGAAAATTATCATCTTTTTTTACTTCGATGATAAAAGGTTTAAGATCAGGGTGGTAACTAGCAAAAAACATGGACGGAAGCTCCATTATGTGCATTTGCATCTGCACTTGCTGAATGTATTCCGTAGGTAATTTTTTGTTCTTCATATACCGCACATGGGTGCTTGCACGAGGACATTTGATTTCTATGGCACAGTCTTTTCCTTCAAAGGTAAAAACGCCATCAGGACTACAGCCTATATCGTGGTCATCTAGTAAGTAAAAACCAACTTCTTTAATTTGTACATCAAGAATGGTTGCAAAGAAATCACGAGCTTCTGACTCTCGTTCTGTGCCACGCAACATATCGTCACTTTTAAACGTGTCTACAGGCTTACCAGACATCCTCTCAGCGATAATCGAGTTGAGATAAGTATCTCTAGTCGTTGAGGTGGTTTTTTCGCCTTTCGTCGTTACAAGAGCCTTGAGGGCACTTGCAGTAATACAACCTGCTCGATGCTCTAGCCACTCTGAACTGCCCTGTTGGCAGTAAGTAACCCTCACGATTTTTTCCTACTAGCTTTAATCCTTTCTTTTTTCACTTCAATCCTACCTTTCAGGAGTGTAATTTGCTCTTCTGAAAGGTTCCAGTCTTTAGCCTTTATCGCTTTTAAAGCTTCTTCTTCGCTGACATTTGCTTGACCAAGCTGTTTTCTTAAATCCTGAACGTCTTCAGAATACCAACGCTTGCTTTTAGTGTTAGTTTTGCGATCACCATGCGTAGCAAATTCTGCATCATCATCAAGCTTAGGGTCTGAAATAAGTAAAATACTGGCTAGAAGGTATCTTTTGGCATACGTATAACAACCGCCTGTCGCTTGAGCACCAAGCTTTTCCTTATCGACAAGGCAAGTTTGGCTGTAATGCTGACCGCTTGCTAAATGTCTAAAGTGAATACGGACTCCTGCATCACGTTGATTATTTATATCTTCAAAGTAAAAGAAAATGCCGTTATCACTAAAAGCTTTAATGGCTGGCGGCAACAATGATTCTAATTTGTGATATTGATTTTTAATATGTGCGTTGATTCCGTCTTTTTCGGGCGTGATAAAACTTTTTTGGGCCTCATAAAAAGAGTGCCAAAATATTTGATTATCCATGCGAGACTCCCATCTCAGTTGTAGGAAATGTAATCTTAAACTAATTTGATATTTTGTGCAAGTATGTTTTTTTTAGTTGAAAGAGGATGTGCTAACAATCCGTGAGCGATCGGCTTGCGATGGGAGAGAACAAGATGTAGTGGTTGGTTCTACATATTGTTAGCACATATTGTATATTTTACAGCAACGTAATCGTTGTGTATACTGTTTGGTCGGTGTGATAAATCCTGACCGATAAAACTCAGCGATATGGCTTATGGACAGCCTGAAACGTCCAGATAGCGCAGTGTTCCGAGAGTGATGGGATCGTGCCTGAGCAGCAAAGTGACGGCAACAAACCGAGTTAGTGGACACAAAAGGTGGGGTTAGACGAGCCTCCAATGATGGGAAATCGTTTCGGCAATAGCAATACTGCGGATTATGCTCAAAAGTCCTTCTAGGTGTCCCAAACCATCTAAATGATTTTTTTGCCTATATAAGTGTAGTTTTTGTTGAAAGTCTGTTTAGTGTGTGTATAATGTAACCATATAGAGGCATTCCGCTTCTTTGATGGGAGAAAGATATGATTACTAAGACTTATTTTACTGTTGAGCAAAAGACTTTTAATTCACCTAAAGGTATGGGTGTTTGGGGATGGTCTAAACGCTCAAAAGAAACAACTGATCGCGCTGAAGCGCAGCGTTTGTTAGCAGAAGCAGCAGAGTATCAAGCTAACTGGATAGCTCAACAATTATCAGAATCCACAGATCAAGCTAATATTGATCATCTTCTTAAAATACAAAAGAACACAGAGTTTCGTATTGTAGAAGAAGAAAAAACATTCACACACGCTTCTTATTACGGCTACAGTGATGTTCATGCTTATGAGATAGTTAAAATTGTCAGCGACAAAACTATTGAGGTAAGGAAGATGGACACTGAGCATGACATCTCGCATCTCAAGCAGTATGCAGGCGGCTTCTTCGGACACGTTGCAGACCAGCGCAATCAAAAAGTGACGTATGCAAGCAATCCGAACGCTGAAGTAATCCGAATTAGGCGCAAGAAAAACAACCCAGAAGAATGGGGTCACGCAGGTTTACGTTTTGGCCTCACGCAAGAGCCTTACGCTTTTTACGACTACAACTTTTAATTTATCAGCGCCTCTGCGGAGGCGCATAATCTCGATGGGAGATAATTATGTTTGATGTTTATTGTCCACATTGCGGCGAACCTTGCGACCAAGACGCATTTCATGACCCAAAGGCTTACGATGCGCCAGAAGGTAGTTACAAGCAGTCTGCTGCTCTATTTAAAGCTAATGGTTGCGGTATGTTCCAAGCTAAACCGCAGATTTGCACACGGCCTGTAGTAGAGACTCCTGAGCGTATGGAGTTGATAAAGGCAGGCATGAAGTTTAGTGAGCATCCTGACGAGTGGCTAATGTTTGTTTAACCTTATTATGAATGGGAGAAAGACATGATAAAACTAGAAAAAGCAACGGTAACGGATGTAATCCAAGAAAATATTGATGATTTAATCGCTTTCGATTATGACGAGCCATTGGCGATTATTAATCCACCGCGCAAAATTGCTGACCAGATAATGGAGGTTTCGGTGCGAGCTGATGGTGATGCCTTAGACCTAATGTCCAGCACTTGGGAAGAGGTTAATGAGATTCAAGCCGATATGTGCGCTGCTTTTGCAGGCAGAATCAGCCATGATGACTTTTTTATAAAGTATGAAAAAAACTACAAAATGGCAAAAATTAAGGTATTGGATGCTTTTTCAGACCGAATTGTAGAAATTCATCAACATAACCAGAGTGAGGCAGAATTATGTTAAATGTTGCTAAAATTTCGGCTGTAATTTGGGTAGTAGCTGCGTTTATGTGGGCAGGTTCTAGTGATTTTGAGGAAGCAATAGCCGAGGAGTTGCATTATTGTTCTGAAGTGCTGCTTTGGAAAACCAGTAGTTTAGAAAATAGGCGTTTCGGTCATCCTGACTACAGAGGCATTTATGAGGAGGTATGCCGAGGTTATGAGAATGGATGAGTTTAGCCTTAGACCTCATCAAACGATTGCTGTAGATGCGCTTAGGGACAGCCTGAAGGCAGGAAATAAAAGAATTATCCTTAGCGCACCTTGCAGCATGGGAAAAACACACATTGCTGGTTACATAGCAATGAAGGCGGTGCAAAAGAATCCCAGCATGAGAGTGGCTTTTTTTTGCGATCGGCTAAAGCTTGTATCTCAAACGGAGAAAGTGTTCCAAGAAATGAACTTGAAATATTCAGTTCTACAGGCTGATGATCCTCGCTATGACCCAAATGAAAGCATTCAAATAGTGAGCACGGCTACTGCCATAAGGCGTAAGCACTTCACTTACGATTTAGCTATAATTGATGAAGCGCATCAGATGTACAAAGGTTTGTTGGACCTGATGAAACGCTACAGCAACGTTGTGCATATTGGCCTTACTGCAACTCCTTATTCTCGTTCGATGGGTTCAGAAGGTTTGTGGCAGGATCTTGTTGTTACCACTACTCCGCAAGAATTGATGGATCAAGGATGGCTTTGTAAAACAGACTATTATCAGTCAAGAACTGCTGACTTTTCTGGCGTGAAGCTTAAAAAATCACACACAGGTAACGCAGACTATGATTCAGAAGCGCTAGGACAGCGCATGGCTGCAGATGAGACGCTTGCTGGTGATATTGTAGCCAATTATGTAAAACACTCTGATGGTCTTACCAAGAGGGCTGTGTGCTTTGCTCCAAGCATTGCTTACAGTAAAAGTTTAGTAGAGAGATTTAATAAAGAGATAGGTCAAGAGATAGCAATCCACATAGATGGTTACGATGATGTGGAGACTAGAAGGCTTAAATATCAAGACTTTCAAGATGGCTATTATAAAATAATGGTTAACTCACGCCTGTTGAATACAGGTTGGGATGATCCTTCGGTTTCGATTTGCATCGACGCTTACAAAACAGGTAGTTTGACGAATTGGCTGCAACGTGTGGGAAGAATATGGAGGACTCATCCTGATAAAGAAAAAGCCATAGTTCTTGATCACGCTGGTAATTTAGCTCATTTCGGTGCTTATCCTGAAAGCTTCGTGCCTAGCGAGCTGCATACTGGTGAGCGTAATTTTGATGAGCGAAAACAGGTTAAGAAAAGAGAGAAAGAGCCTGTGCTCCATCAGTGCAAGGTTTGTAGCTCTGTTTTCACTGGTCTGCGTTGTAAGTGTGGTTGGGAGCTGCCAGTGGGTACTCCAACTCTCAAAGATGACGGTACTGATTTAGTTAAGGCAGTAAATTTGTCACCTGCTGAAGCAAGGCGCAAAAACCTTACGAAAGAGCAGAAGCAAGAATGGTATAGCTCATTATTATATTACGGATCACAACATCATTATAAGAAAGGCTGGGCATATCATAAATACATAGATGCTTTTAGCTGCACACCTAACGGTCTTAAACAGGTCACGCAAGATCCAATACCAGAGGCTTTGAGCTGGATTAAAAGCCGTCAGATCGCTTGGAGTAAGCGCTAATGGCATGGTATGACTTAGTGCTAGACAATTTAGATAAGGTCCGAAAGGTAGGTGATGAAAAATGGGTTGCTTGCTGTAATGTGCACAATGACTTAACGCCAAGCCTCAGCATAACAATAAAAGACAAAAAACTTCTGATGTACTGTTTTTCTTGCGGCGCAAAAGGTGATAGTGTGGTAGAATCAATGGGCCTTAACGTGTCAGATTTGTTTGAGGAAAAGAAAGAATTTGAGCCAGATGCACATTATCTCTTGAGAAAAACGCAGGAGGATGATGATTTTTACATTATGTTGTATGACTCTGATAAAGCAAAAGGCAAGAAAATAAGATATAAAGATCATAAAGAATACATGGCAGCTATGTCACGTAGAAGTAGAAGAACAGAGTTGGGTATTGCTCAAAACATTATCACAGTAAAGACAGATGGTTTTTTGTAATGGGTAGACCAGAAAGAGTGTTTTCAGATGAAGAAGTAGAGATGGTGGAGAAACTTGCACCGTCATTAACTCAACAGCAGCTCGCTGACTATTTCTGTATATCTATCAACACCTTAAAAGAAATCATGCAACGCGATAAAAGAGTTTCTGACAGTTATAACCGTGGTTTGACTAGAGCTGGCATAATGATGGTTGAGAAGCTATATGACAAGGCTTTAGAAGGCGATCATGCGAGTATGAAGTTGTGGCTATCCCAGAGGATGGGGTGGACAGATAAAAGCCGTACTGAGCATACAGGGGCCAATGGGCGGCCTATCGAAATGGATATTGATACTCACTGGACAATAGAGGTGATGAACGATGCCACTGAAGAAAGGTAAGTCAAAGAAGGTTATTAGCGAGAACATACGGACCGAGATGGCGGCAGGTAAGCCACAGAATCAAGCCATAGCGATAGCTTATGCCAAGGCTAAAAAGAAGAAGAACAAAGTGAAGTATGAGTAATGGCAGAGCCTGAGTTCGTTCAACGGATTAACAATCCTTCAAAGTACCCATATATCCGAAACAATGACGGCAGCATATCAACGCATAGAATGGCTGCTGAAACTGATGAAGATGGAAACTGGTTTGTCTTTCCAACGATACAAATGGTAGATGGCAAGTTAGTCCAGTATGAGGATAACTTTGAGGCAATGAAGAAAGCTTTAAAAAGCGGTAATTTCCTCAGTATGCCCAGCAAAATAGATGCGTTGAAATATGCGGAAGGTGGCTACAAGAAAGGAACAGAGCTTGAAAAGTTCAGGCCAAGTCTAGCTAATGAGGCAGGATACGAATAATGCCTAAGATGCAGATACCGAAGAAGATGCTACCGTTGCTAGAGCCTTCTCGTTACAAAATTTGTCTTGGCGGTAGAGGAGCTTCTAAAAGCATGACAATGGCTGATCTGTGCCTCCTTGCAGCTCAGTCGCATGGAATAAAGACTCTATGTGCTAGAGAGTTTCAAGCCAGTATAGACGATTCGGTTCACGCCTTGTTATCTGCGGAGATAGAGCGGCTAGACCTAAAAGGCTTCGAGATACAGCGCAACGAAATCCGCTATAACAACGAAACAGCATTCAAATACATTGGTCTTGCTAGATCGCCAGAGTCAGTCAAGTCTTATCACAACTTCAGCCGAATCTTTGTAGAGGAGGCGCAGACCATATCAGAAGCCAGCCTCAAAGCGTTGACACCAACACTTAGGACCGCAGGTTCAGAGATCTGGATGGCAGCAAATCCAAGGTCTGCTGCTGATCCTTTCTACACTCGCTTTGTTAAACCATTTGAAAAAGAGTTACGCAGAGATGGTATATACAGAGAATCACAGCACTGCATCATATGGATGAACTACAGCGACAATCCTGCGTTTCCAGACGTTTTAGAGCAAGAGCGGTTATATGACCAACAGAATATGTCAGCGGCTCTCTACGCCCACGTATGGGAGGGAGAAACGTATGATGAGCATCATGACAGCATAATCCCTGTAGAATGGTTCTTGGCCGCGCAAGACGCACATATAAAGCTAGGATGGAAGCCAGAAGGCGCAATCATTGCGTCACATGATCCGTCAGATGAGGGATCGGATAGTAAAGGCTTTTGTTTGCGTCATGGTAATGTAATTTTAGATGTGTGTGAAATGGTAACAGGTGATGCTGGTGAAGGCATGGACTGGGCGCTTGATAAAGCTTTGGCAGCTAATGCCGATCACTTTGTGTGGGATGCTGACGGCTTAGGCGTTTCTCTCAAGCGGCAGGTAGACCAAGCTTTAGCGAACAAGAATGGCATTAAGTACAGTATGTTTAAAGGCTCTGAGTCTCCTGAAGATCCAGAGATGCCATATACTACAGGCGGCTCGCAGCGTAACAAGAACAACCGAGAAACCTTTAGGAACAAGCGAGCACAGTATTGGTGGCGTTTAAGAGATAGGTTTGAAGCAACTCATAGAGCTGTAGAAAAAGGCGAGTATGTCAATCCAGAGGATATGATAAGCTTATCCTCAGAGATTCCTGTTTTAGAACAGCTTAGAGCTGAGGTTTGCCGTATACCATTAAAACGAAACAACGCTGGTAAGATACAGATTCTAAGCAAGGCAGAGATGGCAAGGCCTCCGTATAGGCTTCCTTCTCCAAACATGGGTGATGCGCTGATGATGTCGCTCCACTCTCCTAAACATATCAACCAACAGAAGGTTGTTTTAAATTTTAGCGGCTGGAAAAATCATGGATAAAGACAACTACGAATACGAAAAAGACAACAAGAAAGAATATGGCGAAGATGTTTATGATTCTAGCAAGTATGCTGACCATGAATATGTAGCTGGTCTTTTAGCGGCATCGCAGGAAGCAGATCAAGACTTGCGTGATAATGCGCGTGAAGCGGTTTTGTTCGTAGATAAGCGAGACGGCGCTTGGGAGCCGTATTGGTACACTAACGCTGGGGAGGCAAAGTCTCCAAGATACAGCTTTGATATGGTAAATCCTATTATTGATCAGGTGTGCTCAGAAATAGAACAAGCGTCTTTTGACGTGCAAGTCTCTCCTGCAGGCGGTAACAGCACTAAAGACATAAGTAACACTTACTCAGGGATAGTTAGAAACATTGAGTCCATGTCTGATGCTAAAGAGGTTTATAGTCATTCAGCCCGAAACATGGTGACTTCAGGCTTTGGCGCTTGGCGTGTTGTACACAAATATGTCAGTCAGGACAGTTTTGACCAAGATTTATTCATTGAGCCTGTTGGCAATGCTTTGGACCGTGTTTGGTTTGATCCTGCCGCTGAGAAGCAAGATAAGTCCGATAGTCGGTATTGCTTTGTTCTCCACGCCATTGGTAAGGATGAATATGACAGGAGATGGCCTGAAGGTTCAGGAGAATCGGTAGATGAAGGCCGTGATGGTGAGGCCTACTATGATAAGGCTGAGGTTGTAGTTATTGGTGAGTTGCTCTATTGCGAGGAGGAAGAGCGCGAATTGGTAATGATGTCGAACGGTAACGTCCATGAAGTTAATGATGACTTTGAACAGATAGTGGATGACCTAAAAGGAATTGATGTTACAGAAATCCGTAGACGTAAACGTGTCAAAAAGTCGGTATGTTCACGGTTATTTGACGCTAGTGATTGGCTTGAAGAAAAGAAAGAGACTGTTTTTAACATGATTCCAGTGGTTCCTATCTACGCTAACTACAAAATATTTGAAAACAAAACAATATTCTGGGGACTTGTAGAGAAGCTGATGGACTCGCAGCGAGTGCTGAACTACTCAGT